GGTTTGAACAGTGAGCATGATAAAAAATACATTAAGGAGTAAAGATGTCGCAAATGACTGAAGGTTTTAAATTACAAGTAAATATTGAAGAGCTGCAGAAGCGTAAGCTGTTTCTTGCTGTTCCGATGTACGGTGGCCAGTGCGCTGGTATGTTTACTCGGTCTGTTGCAGACCTATCTGCTATCTGTACCAAGCACGGTATTCAGTTGCAGTTGTTCTTTTTGTTCAATGAGTCATTGATTACACGAGCTCGTAACTACTGCGTCGATGAGTTCATGCGCTCTAGTGCTACTCATTTGATGTTCATCGATGCTGATATTGGCTTCAATCCACAAGACGTTATTGCTCTTTTGGCAATGCAGTCTGATGATAGTGAGTATGATGTTATCGGTGGCCCGTATCCTAAGAAATGTATTTCATGGGAAAAGATCAAGCAAGCAGTTGATAAGGGTATGGCTGATGAGGATCCCAACAACCTCGAGAAGTATGTTGGTGACTATGTGTTCAATCCAAAGACCACATCACGTGAGATTCCTCTTAATCAACCAGTAGAGGTGTTGGAGATTGGTACCGGTTTTATGATGATTCGTCGCAAGACAATCGAAGAATACCACAAAGCTTTCCCACACCAGTGGTACAAGCCTGACCATGTTCGCACAGAGCACTTTGACGGTACTCGTGAGATTATGGCTGTGTTCGATTGTATCATCGATCCAGACTCTAAGCGTTACTTGTCTGAAGACTATATGTTCTGCTATAACGTGCAGAAGATGGGTTTGAAGGTTTGGTTCTGCCCGTGGATGCAATTGCAGCACGTTGGTAGCTACATCTTTGGTGGATCACTTGCTGACCTTGCATCAATTGGTGCATCGGCAACTGCTGATCAGTCAAAACTGAAACACAAGAAATCTAAGTAACCAACAAGGTATATTATGAAACTAAGTGCAAGAACGATACAGATTCTGAAGAGCTTTGCTCAGATTAATCCATCGTTGATCTTTGCTCCTGGTAATGAATTGAAAACGATTTCACCCCTAAAGACTATGGTAGCGAAAGCAAGTATTGCGGAAACAATTCCGCGACAGTTTGCAATTTGGGATTTGCCAAGGTTTTTAGGGGTACTTTCTCTGTTCGATGATCCTGATCTCGAAATCAATGAGAAGTACATTACAATCAAGAGCGGAAAGACGAAGCTAGACTATGTGTACTGTTCGCCAGATATGATTACTCAGCCACCTAAAAAGATGGTAGATATTCCTATCGATGCAGTAGAAAAGGTACTCCCGACTGCAACGTTGCAATCTGTAATGAAAGCAGTCGGCGTATTACAATTACCTGAGATTGCTTTTGTTGGCAAGGACGGTAACTTCTCAATTGAAGCACTTGATACCAAGCCAAAGAATCCAAACGATGTTACACTAAGTAATAGTTACTCTATTATAATTGGTGAGACAATCAAGACATTCAAGATGATTCTAAAAGCTGAGAACATCAAGATTATGAATGAGGAGTATGTTCTTAAAATATCTCCACAAGGCCTTTGCCATTTTAAAGGGACTGATGTAGAATACTGGATAGTATGTGAAACAACGTCGACGTACGTTGGATAATTGAGGTTTATATGATTCGTGATGATTTTCTCTGGGTTGAGAAGTATAGACCCAGATCTATTGATAGTGCCATTCTTCCGCCTACACTTAAAACTACATTCCAGCAGTTTGTAGATCAGAAGAATATCCCCAACCTACTTCTAACTGGCCGTGCAGGAATCGGTAAGACGACTGTTGCTCGTGCCATGCTAGAAGAGTTGCAATGCGATTACATTATTATTAATGGATCGATGAACGGTAACATTGACACGCTGAGAAGTGAGATAAAGGACTTTGCATCCTCTATTTCATTCTCTGGTGGTCGTAAGTATGTTATTCTGGATGAGGCTGACTACCTCAATCCTAACTCGACACAGCCCGCACTTCGAAACTTCATGGAAGAGTACTCGAGGAACTGCGGGTTCATTCTTACATGTAACTTTAAGAATAAAATCATTGAGCCACTTCACTCTAGATGTTCTGTTGTAGAATTCAAGATAGATAAAGAGGACAAGCCAAAGATGGCTTCCTTATTTTATAAACGAGTCTGCAACATCTTAGAGCAAGAGAGTGTCAATTATGATCAGAAAGCTGTTATTGAAGTGATCACTAAGTTCTTCCCTGACTGGAGAAGAGTGCTTAATGAGTTGCAGCGATACTCTGCTACCGGTAAAATAGACTCTGGTATTCTTGTAAACTTCTCAGAAGAGAACTTGAAGGGATTGGTAGAGCTACTGAAAGCAAAGAACTTTACCGAGGTTCGTAAATGGGTTGCAGAGAACAATGATCTTGATCAAGCTGTGTTCTTCCGTAAGCTATACGATACTGCTTCTCATTATCTGAAACCAAACTCAATTCCACAGCTTGTTATAACGCTAGCAGATTATCAGTACAAGGCTGCCTTTGTTGCTGATCACGAGATTAACATACTAGCCTGCCTAACAGAAATAATGGCAGAGGGAGAGTTTAAATGATTTTATTAAAACAAATGGCTAATCCTCACGTAGAAGTGAAGCTGTTTATTCAAGAAGACGGAAAGTATAGAGTAGTAATTCAAAACGAACTTGCATTTGTGCGAGGAGATCAACCTGACTGTGAAATATTTGATACTTACGCAAGAGCTGATACATATGCAAAAGATTGTTTGATCTGGGAATGAAAACAATCATCCACGTCAATCAACAACACATCCGCAAGAATATTAGAGCTGCTGATGAAGATAAAATACCTGTGCTAACTGTTAAAACATATAAGAGTAATGTGTATGCTAACAGTGTGACGATACATGGACCAAGTAAGGTCGTGTACTCACCTGATAAGCCACTTAGCTGTGGTGCTCGTGTATGGGTTGAAACAGATAGCAAAGTAGATACAGAATGAAGAATAAAATTGCAGTACAAAAAGATGAATGGGTTGACAACCTTGGCGAGTATATGAAGAAGTTTCGTCATGAGAATCCCTACTACCCTATTGATCCATTCCAACGTATATGTGAAAAAAGATTAGAGTTTATTACAGATGACAATAAAAGACACCAACGTGAGCTATCAAAGGAAACTATTGCCAGCTTTGAGGAGCCACCGTTTTGATTGATTTATTCAGACCCACCTTCGAATGGATTCGTAATGACTGGAACAGTAATCGTTTTCGCTTTTCTGTTGAGCTGTTTGCTTGGGCTATATCTATCGGGTGTTCTATTACGATGGCATCCACGGTACCAAATCCACCCCTACTTGTTCTCTATCCTATATGGATTGTGGGTTGTGCTATGTACGCTTGGGCTGCTTGGACTCGGAGAAGTTTTGGTATGCTCGCTAACTACATGCTCCTAGTAACAATTGACTCAGTTGGCCTTGTGCGGATGATCTGGTAATGTCTCCGTTCGACTTTGTTAATGCAATATCACAAAGTAAGAAAGACCTAATGGAAGATCCGGCTGTAGAAAGACTCTACCAGCCGTTTCTTGTTAACAAGGCTCTTTCCTACTTTCCCGATACTGTGATGTATGCCAATGAGATGAATAGACGCCATCTCACTGACTCCAAGCTCCAATTCCAGTTTTTCCTAAATACAGTAAGACCTGCCAGGCGATTTGCAAAGTGGGTGAAGAAGCAAGAAGATGATGATCTTGCAGCTGTAATGGAATATTATGGGTACAGTCCAGAAAAAGCTAAGAGCGCATTGTCAATCCTTTCTTCTGATCAATTGATCACTATAAAAGAAAAATTAGAAAAAGGTGGACAATCATGAATACTATTGACAGTCTAATTGAAGTGTTGTTGACTTCTGAAGAGGACTTCCTTAAAATTAAAGAGACATTGACTCGTATTGGTGTCGCCTCGCGCAAAGATAAAAAACTATTCCAATCTTGCCATATCCTTCATAAGCAAGGAAAGTATTATATTGTCCACTTCAAAGAACTCTTTGCATTGGATGGTAAGCCATCTAACTTCTCAGAAGATGATGTAGCAAGAAGAAACACAATAGTTAATTTGCTGGCCGAGTGGGGATTGATTAAATTAGTTAATGCAGAGAAGTCTAGTACTCCTGTTGCACCGTTCTCTCAAGTGAAAGTAATAACCCATAAAGAGAAGGATGAGTGGGAGC